GACCAGGTTTATTTATATAAAAATGAAAAAGGTTGGAACACTGTTGGTGACAGATGTTTTATAACACCTATAAAAAGTAATGATTCTCTAACGCTTGATAAAGAGCGTAAGCTTATTGGTATATTAAAATATGGCAATAAGTCCTTAGAAGCGCTAGAAATAAACCCAGGAGACTTAGTTGGTTATACACCTAACAGCGAATGGGAGTTTTTAGTTGAAGGTAAAAGACTTTACTGTATGAAATCTAATGATATTGTAATTAAGTATGAACACCAAGGAAACGAAGAAGAATATAATCCAAGCTGGGCAGCGAGCAGTTGAGGAGTTAATCAAAGTAGCCTGGGCAGCGAGCAGTTGAGGAGTTAATCAAAGTAGCTAAAGAAGCTATTGTTGACTCAGATGATGATATATCAGCTGACAGACTTAAAAACGCAGCAGCTACAAAAAAGCTTGCTATATTCGATGCCTTTGAAATACTTAATCGCATTGAAGAAGAAGAAAACTTATTAAACGATAAACCTAAAGAAGTTAAAGAAAGAACTTTTAAAGGTTTTGCAGAAGGGAGATCATCATAATGTACGAGCAAAGTTTATATAGAGTTCTAAAAGACCATGTAAAGCCTAAAATTTTAAAAAGAACTAATAGGTATAAAAAGTGGGAGTATGGATATAACAAAGAACATGATATGGTTGTTATATCTAAGACAGGTCAAATAGGTGAAGTATATGAAATACAAAACTTAAAAATAGCTTTACCTGAGAAGTTTAACGTAGAAAAATTTGATTCAAACACGTGGGAGCATTCTGAGTATCCTAAGGCATTGAAAAAAATAAAGTCTGTATTTGATTGGGAGGAATACCCACTAGACTTTAAAGAAAAATGGTATGATTACATTGATAGTGAATTTAATAAAAGAGAACAAGGCTTTTGGTTCTATAATAAAGGTCTGGCTACTTACATTACTGGTACTCACTATATGTACTTGCAGTGGAGTAAAATTGATGTCGGTCAACCTGACTTCCGCGAATCAAACCGATTATTCTACATATTCTGGGAGGCTTGTAAGGCCGATCATAGATCCTATGGCATGTGCTACCTCAAGAATAGACGGTCTGGATTTTCATTTATGGCATCAGGAGAGGTTGTTAATATGGCGACCATATCAAGCGACTCTAGGTTTGGGATACTATCAAAATCTGGCCCTGACGCCAAGAAAATGTTCACTGATAAGGTTGTACCAATATCCGTTAATTACCCGTTCTTTTTCAAGCCAATACAGGACGGTATGGACAGGCCAAAGACAGAGCTTGCGTACAGAGTACCCGCGACGAAATACACCCGTAAGAAACTTGAGAACAACGAGACGCTTAGAGAGCTTGACGGTCTCGACACCACGATCGACTGGAAGAATACCGGTGACAACTCGTACGACGGTGAGAAACTCAGGTTACTTGTACACGACGAGAGCGGCAAATGGGAACGTCCGACTAACATCCTCAACAACTGGAGGGTTACGAAAACGTGTCTCAGATTAGGTAGTAGAGTTATAGGTAAATGCATGATGGGTTCAACTAGTAATTCATTAGACAAAGGTGGAGACAATTTTAAAAAATTATACAATGACTCAGATGTCACTCAACGAAACGCGAATGGACAAACTCGCTCTGGATTATATAGCTTGTTTATACCTATGGAGTGGAATTACGAAGGATACATTGATTCTCATGGATTACCTGTATTCGATACGCCGAAGAAGCCAAAGCAAGGACCTCAGGGTGAAACAATTGATTTAGGAGTAATAGAGTATTGGGAGAATGAAGTTGAAGGTCTTAAGCAAGATCAAGATGCTTTAAATGAGTTTTATAGACAATTTCCAAGAACTACTAAGCATGCATTTAGAGATGAGTCAAAAGACTCATTATTTAATCTAACTAGAATTTACGAGCAAATAGACTTTAATGAAGATTTAAAAAATTCTATAAACGTTACTAGAGGATCTTTTAGTTGGCAAAATGGAGAGAAAGATACAAATGTTATTTTTTCTCCTAATAGCAATGGAAGATTTTATGTTACATGGGTTCCAGACTTAGAACTTCAAAATAGAAGATATAATAAATATAATACTATGTATCCTGGCAATGAACACGTGGGTGCTTTTGGTTGTGATCCATATGACATATCTGGAACAGTTGACAAAAGAGGATCAAAAGGTTCTTTACATGGTTTAACTAAGTTTAGTATGGAAAAAGCTCCATCTAATCATTTCTTTTTAGAATATATAGCTAGACCACAAACAGCCGAAATATTTTTTGAAGATGTATTAATGGCTTGTGTTTTTTATGGTATGCCTATATTAGCAGAAAATAACAAACCTAGACTTTTGTATTATTTTAAAAAAAGAGGTTATAGAGGCTTCGCTATGAATAGACCAGATAAAAAATACAACAAACTTTCTATAACAGAAAAAGAAATAGGTGGTATTCCAAACTCAAGTGAAGACATAAAGCAAGCTCATGCATCTGCTATTGAGACTTATATAGAAACATTTGTAGGTTTAAAAGAAACTGGGTATGGTGATATGTATTTTCAAAGAACACTAGATGATTGGTCTAAATTTAATATAAATAACAGAACCAGACATGATGCTTCTATTAGTTCTGGATTAGCTCTTATGGCTTGTAATAAACATAGATATTCTCCTGTCAATAAAATAAATTTAAAACCTGTAGATTTAGGTATCAAAAGATACGACAATAGAGGAATTACATCAAAAATAATAAGTTAAATGAATATATATACTAATTCAAATAGCGCTTTTCCAAGTCAAGTAGTTAGCGATCAAGAAAAAGCTAGCTGGGAATACGGCAGTCAAGTAGCTATGGCTATTGAGTATGAATGGTTTAAATCTGGTAGGTTAAATGGCAATAGATATTTAACTAATTGGAATAATTTTAACACTCTTAGATTATATGCTAGAGGTGAACAACCTGTTCAAAAATACAAAGATGAATTATCTATAAATGGTGATTTGTCTTATTTAAATTTAGACTGGAAACCAGTACCTATTTTATCTAAATTTGTAGATATTGTAGTGAACGGTATATCTTCAAAAGCTTATGAAATAAAAGCTTACGCCCAAGATCCTTCTTCCGTTAAAAAAAGAACTTCATATGCTTCTAAGATGTATGAAGATATGTTAGCTAAAAACTATATTAACAGTATAAAAAATACACTAGGAATTGATTTGTATCAAACTCCAAACCCGGATTTAATACCAGAGTCAGAAGAAGAGTTAGAGCTTCATATGCAATTGAGCTATAAGCAAGCTATAGAAATAGCTGAAGAAGAAGCTATTACTTCTATAATGGCTCAAAATAAATACGAGCTCATAAGACGTAGATTAAACATGGACTTAACTGTTTGTGGTATTGCCGCGGCAAAAACAAACTTTAACACAGCTAACGGTGTAACTTTAGATTACGTCGATCCTGCTTATATGGTTTATTCTTACACAGAAGATCCAAACTTTGAAGATATATACTATGTGGGTGAAATAAAATCTATTACAATTCCAGAGCTTAAAAAAGAATTTCCTAATATATCTGAAGAAGAATTAAAAAGAATACAGGCTATGCCTGGAAATAGACAGTATATAACTGGCTGGGGAGGTTACGACGAGAACACTGTGCAGGTTTTATATTTCGATTATAAAACATACCACAATCAAGTATTTAAAATAAAACAAACAGATCAAGGTTTATTAAAAGCTATAGAAAAGCCTGATACTTTTAATCCTCCTGAAAATGATAACTTTGAAAGAGTATCAAGATCAATAGAGGTTTTATACAGTGGGGCTAAAGTGCTAGGAACGGATACACTTGTCAAGTGGGAGTTGGCTGAAAACATGTCAAGACCTTATGCTGATACTACAAAAGTAGAAATGAATTATACTATTTGCGCTCCTCGCATGTACAAAGGACGCATCGACTCTTTAGTTAGCAAGTGTGTTGGTTTTGCTGACATGATTCAAATAACTCATTTAAAGCTTCAACAGGTTTTAGCACGCATGGTGCCTGATGGTGTTTATTTGGACATGGATGGTTTAGCCGAAGTTGATCTTGGTAATGGAACAAACTATAATCCAGCCGAAGCATTAAATATGTATTTTCAGACGGGTTCTATAGTCGGTAGATCTTTAACTCAAGACGGTGAATTAAATAGAGGTAAAGTACCTATTCAAGAGCTACAAACTAGTAGTGGTGGCGCTAAGATACAAAGTCTAATAACTACGTATCAATATTATTTACAAATGATACGTGATGTTACGGGATTGAACGAAGCAAGAGACGGTAGCTTACCTGATAGAAATACATTAGTAGGTTTGCAAAAACTAGCTGCAACCGCTTCCAACACAGCTACAAAGCATATAAATCAATCTAGCTTATATATAACTCTTAGACTAGCTGAAAATATAGCTTTAAAAATAGCAGATGCGTTAGACTTTCCATTAACAGCTGAATCGTTAAAAAACTCGATATCTGTATTTAATGTTGAAACTTTAAGTCAAATAGAAGATTTAAATTTACATGATTTTGGTATATTCTTAGAGCTTGAACCTGACGAAGAAGAGCAAGCAAAGCTAGAACAAAATATACAAATAGCGCTACAAGCCGGTAATATTGATCTAGATGATGCTATAGACTTAAGACAAATAAAAAATATCAAACTTGCAAATCAAATGCTTAAAATTAAGCGAAAAAGAAAGCAAGCTAAAGATATGGAAATTCAGCAGTCTAATATGCAAGCACAAGCCGCTGCTCAAGCTGAAACGGCTGAGAAAACAGCTATGGCCGAAGTTCAAAAGCAAGAGGCAATATCAGGATCTAAAGTTCAATACGAGCAAGCTAGAACTGAAATGGAAATTAAAAAAATGGAAATACAGTCTCAGCTTGATCAACAAAAAATGCAAATGCAGCATCAATTTGATATGCAGTTAAAACAAGCAGAACTACAGACTCAAGAGCAAAAAGAACAAGAGAAAGAAAATAGAAAAGACAGGCGTATAAAAATGGAAGGTACGCAGCAAAGTAAAATGATAAGCCAAAGACAAACTGACGGTTTACCTGTAGACTTTGAAAACCCAAACCAATTACCAATGGTTTAATTATCTAATTATTTAATTATATTATATTATGTCAGAACAAACACAAGAAGCTGTAAAGCAAGAAGGTGATTTTAAGATAAAAAAGAAAACACCTAAAAAATTTAACGAAACAAAAAATAACATTACAAAGGTAAATGTTAATCCTAAAGAGCCTTTGATAGAACTAGAACCAGAGGTTAAAAAAGTGGTAATAAAAAAAGAAGAAGACGATGCCATTCAAATCGGAGAAACAAAGGAGGTATCTGTGGAAGAACCATCCGGAGATAGCACAAAGATGGGAGAACCTGTACAAGAGTCCGACGAGGCTGCTGAAGGGTTTTCTCCGATCCAAGAAGTAACAGAAGCTGAAGTTAATAAAGTTGAAGCTGAAGTTAAAGAAGCTATAAGAGATGAAAAAGTATTAGGCAAACCATTGCCAGAGAATATTGAAAAGCTAGTTTCTTTTATGGAAGAAACAGGTGGGACAATAGAAGATTATACTCGTTTAAATGCTGATTACAGTAATGTAGATGATAAAACTCTTATTAAAGAGTATTATAAAAAGAATAAACCTTATTTAGATTCTGAAGATCTTGATCTTCTTTTAGAGGAATTTGATTATGACGAAGAATTAGATGAGGAAAAAGACGTAAGAAAAAAGAAACTTGCGTTTAAAGAAGAAGTTGCAAAAGCCAAAAACTTTTTAGAAGAAACAAAGAGTAAATATTACGACGAGATCAAGTTGAGACCGGGCGTTACTCAGGAACAACAAAAAGCTATGGACTTTTTCAATAGATACAATAAGGAGCAAAAACAAGCTGAGCAACAGCATCAATCATTTAAAAATAATACAAAAAAACTTTTTAGCGATGATTTCAAAGGTTTTGATATCAATGTAGGTGAAAAGAAATACAAGTATAATGTTCAAAATGTTGATAAAGTTGCAGAAAACCAGTCTAACATTAACAATCTAATTAAGAGGTTCTTAGATGATAAAGGTAATGTTGTAGATACTTCTGGTTATCACAAAGCCATGTATGCTGCTGAAAACGTAGATAAAATCGCAGCTCATTTTTACGAGCAAGGAAAAGCTGATGCTATTAAAGACGTAGTAAGTAAATCAAAAAACCCGGTTGATACTAAAGCTAGATCAACACAAGGTGAAGTTTATTTAAACGGACTTAAAGTTAAATCTATTTCTGGCGCTGATTCTACAAAATTAAAAATAAAAACTAGAAAATTTAACTAATAAAAATTTAAAATTATGAGTTTAACTCCTCAATTTGGTGATATTATACCAAGTCAAAAGCAAGAGCTTTTAGATTCTAACTACCTACAATTCAACGGTGGTGCTAATCCTGGCGATACAGATACTTTCGCTCAGCAGTACTTACCTGAAGTTTACGAACAAGAGGTAGAGCGTTATGGAAACAGAACGTTATCTGGATTCTTGCGCATGGTTGGCGCTGAAATGCCAATGACATCTGATCAGGTTATCTGGTCTGAACAAAATAGATTACACATTGCATATGATGGATGTAATGTAGTAGGTGACGTTGCTGGACCACCGGTAACAAACGTGATTCAATTTGGAGCTGACGTAACTAACGTTATTTCTGTAAACGACACTATTGTTGTTTTAGATCCAGTTTCTGGACAAGAAGCTAAAGCCTTAGTTATAGAAAGTACTCTAGGTGATGGTGCTGCCGGTTTTGGTGGTGCTAGCATTAAAGTAGCTTCTTTTAACAACACAGGTTTAGTTGCTGGTAATGGAATCACAGCTGGAGCTGGAATTAAAATCTTTGTTTATGGCTCTGCTTATGGCAAAGGAACTTCAATTACATCTAACACTGCTGCGGCTGGTGCTGCTGCAAACGGATATGTATCTGTAGATCCTAGCTTTACTCAATTTTCAAATACACCATTGATTCTTAGAAGCCAATACACGGTTTCTGGATCTGATATGGCGCAAATTGGATGGGTGGAAGTTGCAACAGAAGACGGAACTTCTGGATATTTATGGTACTTAAAAGCTGAGTCTGAAACAAGATTACGCTTTGAAGATTACCTAGAAATGTCTATGGTAGAAGCTCAAAAATCTGATTTAACTGCTTCTGCTGCAAATTTAGGTGCCGCTAAGCTACCTGGTAGTGAAGGTTTATTTGCTGCTATTGAAGATCGTGGTAACGTTCAGGTAGGATTTACAGCCGCTGCTGGTATCGATGATTTTGATGCTATCTTGAAAAACTTAGATACTCAAGGAGCCATTGAAGAAAACATGCTTTTCTTACAAAGACAAACTGCTCTTGATTTTGACGATATGCTAGCTAATATTTCTGGTGGTTACGCCGGTGGTACAGCTTTTGGTTTATTTGAAAATTCAGAAGAAATGGCATTGAACTTAGGGTTCAGCGGTTTCCGTAGAGGTTCTTATGATTTCTATAAAACAGACTGGAAATACTTGAACGATGCTTCTACTCGTGGAGCTATCGAC